AAAAGGCAATAAGTTAAGCACCGAACGCTTATTTATTTATTGTGGGTAACAAGCGGCTATATGTACTTCCAAATTTGTAACCATGAATAACTTTAGAAATCAACTACTTAGCATCGAGAATGATACATATACCCAAATCCAATTGGTTCAAATTTTAGAACTAGCCGCGAGCAAATTAGAAATAAACACTATTTCCGAAATGGCAAGAATGGAGGGTAAATCACCAAACGGTATAAAAAACTCAAAAGCCTATTTAAAAATCAAAATCGGCAAACAATCATTTGCTGTTAAAGGAGTAAGAGATAATAATTTACCATTTTAAACAAACATGGAAACAAGCTACGAAACAAATGTCCCTAAAAGAATAGAAGAGGCAGCTAAAAGATGCATTGAACAAATAAAATCGAGCATAAAAGCCTTGGAAGAATTACAGGGAATTGCAGATGATGCAGGATTAAAATTAGATAAAAACACAGGTAAAATAACAAACAAATGATAAACAAACAAATCATACTCGGAAGAGTAGGCAAAGACGCTGAAACTAAAACTATCGGCAACGGACAAGTAACTAACTTCTCAATAGCGACATCAGAAAGCTACAAAGACAAAGAAGGTAACTGGCAAGAAAAAACAGAATGGCACAATATAACCGCTTACGGTAAGCAAGCCGAATATGCTGGCAAGATCAAAAAGGGAGATTTAATATATTTAGAAGGTAAAAAATCAACTCGACAATACGAATCTAACGGAGCAACTAAATACCATGTTGAAACTATTATAAATCACTTTAGAAAGATTAATGCAGGAACAACAGCACAACCAGCGGTTAAAGATGATGACGTAAACGATTTACCATTTTGATTTACAAACCAGCAGACATAGAAAAAGCAGTAGCATACGTTACTAAGTGCTTAAACAATGGTCACAACATAGAAGTGAAGCGCAAAACATCGCGCTCACTTTCTCAAAACAAGTACTTACACGTTATTTTAGGAGGTTTTGCAATGGAGTATGGGGAAACTATCGAATACACCAAACAAATCATTTTTAAGCGGCTTGTTAATCCTCAAATATTCCAAACTAAGCACATCAATAAAAAGCGTGAAGAAACTAGAATAGAATGGCGAAGCACCGCAGACCTAACAACTGAAGAAACAACGCAGTCTATTGAGAGATTTAGGACTTATTCCAGTAAGGAATTTGGGATATACTTACCGGAACCACATGAAAAGGAAATTATTGAAGAAATAGAATACCAAATAAGCAAACAACAAGAATATCTATGAGTACATTGAAACAAAGCGGACATCTTCTAACTTTACTAATATCATCACAAGTATTTTTAGAATCACATGATGAATTAGAGGGAACAAATCAATTCAAGCAAAACGAAAAAAGAATTATAGGAAGGGCATTAGAAGTAATTGAAAAACGATTAAGCGATAACGGTTGGAGATTACACCAAGCAGATGATAAGATGTTTTCAGAAGAAACAGAACTATTTGAAGATATTGTAAAGATACTTGGTAAGATGCACCCGGGTCACATGGAAGTATTCAGAGATACTGCCAAAGACATTCTTTTAAACCCTAAATTAGCTTTAGATGCAGAAGCACATTAAGAACTATCTAAATCATTTTAAATACTCAGAAACAGACGTTATTCAATGTGAGGTTTGCCATAACAAAGCGGTTGACATTCATCATATTTACCCAAGATCATCATTTGGAAACAAAAGAAAGGACGAACAAGATGAGGTAAGCAACTTAATAGCATTGTGTAGAAATTGCCATGAAAAGGCACACGACAACATGAAAGAAAGCAGAATTTATTTAACCGATATTGTAAACAAAAGATAAGCTATGTTTAGAAAACTAAGAAAAGCACAATTACAAGAAAAAGTAAAATCACAAATAAACACCATTGAAGTGTTAGAGAATGCCAATAATGATAAAATAGTTGAGATTAATAAACTTAATGATCATGTTGATTTACTGAATAGAACAATCAAAGAATTAAGAACGGATATAGCTTCTTTAGATAAGAGATTAAATTTATCAAAAGAAATATCTAAGTTAGAATCTAAAATGAACAATATAATTGACGAGTTTGTTCATGATAATGACATACAGGAATTTAGTGTATCTGTTCATCTTAATGATGAATTAGGGCAGTCAGGTAAATATTTTAAGAAAGCTATGACAATAATTAAAGCAGAATAAAAAAAATCAATTACCTTTGTGATGGCTAAATACATCACTTAAAGGAAACATAAAAAGATTATTCAAAATCGCCCCGCCTTTTTGTGAGTTTAGCCGCTACTTAAAATGGGGCTTTTTTGTGCCCAGTCTTTTGCAAGGTGTTATTCTCTAATAAACTTGCTCAACCAGTTGTAATAGCCCTGGTAGTGGTGTTTGCACTTTAGATTAGTATGGCTAAAGCAGGCTAAGCACCACAAGAAAAAAAACAAGATTAAATGATAGGTAAGGACGAAACACTTTCCTCTATCAGCCTAAACTAAATGACCGACCGACCGATTGTGTTATTAAGGTTCTTCAATAGGTTTTAATATTTAAGTATGTTAAACACTTATTGAACCTTACACATTCCCTCCCTCTCTCTTGTGTTATATTTTGAATATCAAATATATTCTGTATATTGCACTACATTAAAAACATAAAATATGAGAAAACTAATTGACATTCCAGATTATGCTCTAAAAGATTTGAAGATTTTGGCAGTTAAAAGTGATACTGACTTAAAGAACTACATTCAAGATTTACTTATAAATCACTATGAGTTATCAAAAGTAACAGACTTGGCTCTTGATATTGCAAATGATAAAGACCAAATACAAAGAGCAATAATGAACTTCCTTACCCATACTTATACTTCATTAAAAGATGAGGGTATGGATTATGAGTATTTATTGGATGAAATAATAGCAGGGTGTAAACAACTTAAAGCAACTAATGAAGATGAGTAGGTATTTTGTGATAACTGGAACTATGGGGGATATTTGGACTACTGTTTGGATTGGGTGGATAGAAGAAACATGGAATAAGGACGACTTCTTAAAAGAAATGCCTGAAGATTTTTATTTCTTATCCGTAAAAGAACTTTCAAAAGAAGATTACTACAAGTGGAGAGAGGAATAGATGTTGTTATTTAACTAACAAATGATATGAGCGCAGCCTTTAAACTAACACCACAATATTCAAGAATAGTTAACTACTGTTTAGAATTAGGAATATTAGACCAATTAGCAACGTTTCAATGTTTTGCCGATAGTATATTCAACTACTCTATAAAAGATGAAAAAACTATGGTAATATTTGAATTTTGTGCTGACGATTCCCTAATACCACAAATGGAAGTTTCATGGTTGCTGGATCTAAAAAGAGTAACCTATTTCCATTGTTCTATATTTGAGATTGAAGAAGATGAATGGGTAGAAATACATTCAGAATTATTTAGCCACTATTCGGATGAAATGTTAAATTGACTATATTTGTAATGTTTCATGTCATAGATGTAAAAGCGGTTTTGAGAAGTTTACGCTTTTAGCCCCCTATCATTAATTTGGTAGGGGTTTTTTATGCCAAATATTATTTTGTACTTTTGATGTTGAACAACTAAAAACTTGTTTATTCAAGTTATTTCAAGATGTCAAAACACGGAGGTAAAAGAAAAGGGGCTGGAAGGCCAGCTAAAGCAGATGAGGTAAAACTCATTGAGAACATGGACGCCGTTCTTGCGCCAACAGAGGTGTGGGAAAAGTTAGCTGCAAAGGTTATGGAGAAAGACACTAGCGCAATTAAAACTTGGTTAGAATATAGGTACGGTAAACCAAAGCAAACCATTGAAAACGATATTAACGTAAAGACTAAAGGAAACGTACCTATTTCAAAATGGTTGGACGATGCTACAAGTACCGACTAAATATAAACATCTATACACAACTGATAAGCCTATAATATTAGTAACTGGAGGACGTGGAAGCGCAAAGTCTTTTAACACATCTCTATTCATTAAAAGGCTATCATACGAGGAAAATCATATAATGCTCTATTCACGTTATACTATGGATAGTGCTGAAAAATCTGTTATTCCTGAATTTCAAGAAAAGATAGACTTAGAAGGAGATAACGATCACTTCAAAGTAAACTCCAAAGAAATACTCAACACACGTAGTGATAGTAAAATTCTATTTAGTGGGATAAAGACATCTTCAGGAAATCAAACTGCAAAGCTTAAAGGTATTCAGGGGTTAGATACTTTTATTGTAGATGAAGCTGAAGAATGGCAAAGTGATGAAGAGTTTGACAAGATTAGACTATCAATTAGAAAGGTAGATATTCAGAATAGGGTTATTGTGATAATGAACCCAAGCAATTCAGAACACTTTATTTACAAGAAGTACATCAAGAATACAAATAAGGTAATTGAAATAGATGGCGTTCAAATACCTATAAGCACACACCCCGAAGTTTGTCACATACATACAACCTACTTAGATAATATTGAACATCTTTCTGCTGACTTCCTTAGAGAAGTTGAGTACATGAAAGAACACAATAGAGAAAAGTACAACCATATTATACTTGGTGCATGGCAAACAAGAAAATCAGGAGCAATATACACACGTTGGAAAAAAGGGCAATTCAACCACTCCCTACCTTATGCCTTTGGTTTAGACTTCGGGTTTACCCACCCAACCGCATTGGTTAAAGTAGCAGTTGACCATGATAAGCGTATTATCTACGCAAAGCAAATGATATACGGAGCAGGAATAACACCTACTCAACTTTACAAGCAAATAGCAAACCAAGTTAAAGAAGATGAACTTATTGTTGCTGATGGTTCCTCAAGTGGTTTAGATAAGATAAACGAACTACGTCAAATAGGTTACAACTGCATACCAGCAGCGAAAGGTCAGGGTTCTGTTCTTCATGGGATAACCAAAATACAAGATTACCTTATAGTGATAGAAGATTCGCCTGACATTGAACACGAACTAAACAATTATATTTGGCTTGATGGGCGAAGTGAAACACCAAAGAAGGAATTTGATGATGCATTAGATGCATTAAAATATGCTTTTATTAAACTAACCGAATAAAATTTTGTATAACTTTGCATTATGGGATTGTTTTCGCCTTTCGCTGAATGGACTAAAGGACTTAGAAATAAGGTTCAAACGTCTAGTTTCTTCTACTTATTAAACGGCTTCACATCGGACAACCGAGAGAGTGAACAAGCCATTATTGAGGGTGCATACATTCGCAATGCTACCGCTTATTCTATTGTTTCAAAGCTTTCTAAACTAACCGCACGTTTACCATTTCATTTTGAATATAAAGACACTCCTTTAGAAGAAGGGGAGTTTGTTGAGTTTTGGAGAGCACCAAATGCAGATTTAAGATTCAGGGATTATGTTTACCAGGCGTCAACATATCTTTATTTACTTGGAGATTTTTACGCTAAGATAGATGAAGAAGCAGTTGGATTTAATGACATTGAGTTGATTCCACTACCTCCACAGTTGGTTAATTGCGTTAAAGAGAATGAAGGAACTGTATTAAGTAAGGTTAAATACTACCAATTAAATGATGGTGCTATTAACCAAAGGATAGAATGTGAAAATATAATCCATTGTAAGCACTTTGACCCATCATTAGAAGGGTTGAGGTTAAATAATGGGTTAAGCCCTTTTCAAGCTGGTTCTTTAACAGTAAGAGCAAGTAACAACGCAAACATAGCAGAAGCCACAACATTTGAAAATGGAGCAGTAAGCCATTTAATATTTAGTAAGAAAGGTGGGGTAACACTATCTAAACAGGATAAAGAAACTATTGATGGCGCTAATAGGGATAGATTTGGTGGCGCACATAAGACGGGGAGCACTTACACAGTAACAGGAGAAGCACAATCTTTAAAGATAGGAAGCACACCAAAAGAATTGGGTATTCCTGAAGAAAGGGTAGCACTACTTAGAGAGATGTGCAACTTACTTGGTGTTAATAGTGCCGAGTTTAACGACCCAGCAAACAAGACATTTGCCAACGCTAAAGAAGCAAGAAGAGCAATGTATGCTGACGTTGTTATACCACAGTTTGAACTTATAATGGAAGAGCATATTTATAAGTTAGCTGAAAGGTATGGACTTGACCCAAATGAATTAAAGGTAGTTGTTGATACTGAAAAGATTGACGCCATGAATCCTGAACCATTAGAAGTTAGAAAGCAAGATGTTCAGGAGTATAAAGATGGATTGATTAGCAGAGAATACTTTACAGAGAAATATAATATTGAGGACAATGGACAAACATTTGCAAACAACCAAGAAGAGATTATTGAAGTTGAAGAGGGCGAGGGAGAAAGCATTGAAGAACAATAAAACTGTTACAAAATGATTAGATGCGAAATACTAAATAAAGACTTTGCTTGCCGTAAGTCAATGCTAAAAGAGTTGGTATCTAATAAAGAGCAGATAATCAACTTGAAGAAAGCCACAATTAAAAACTCAAGCGGTGTTAGTTTGAAGTTTTTTGATACTGATAAAGGAGAAGCAACCAAAGAAGTAAAAGGCTTAGAAGATGGTTTTATTTATCCAGTAATCAGCAATACCAATTACATAGATAGTCACAAAGACGTTCACTTGAATGGCTCCATGACTAAGACTATAAACGAGCAACAAGGGAAAGTACATTACATAGTTAACCACGATCTAAGCATAGGTAAAGTAATAGCCTATCCTAAAGATGTGGAAATGCTTCTTAAAAGTGTTTCATGGAAAGACTTAGGCAAAAAAATGGAAGGTAATACAGAAGTGTTACTATTCAAGACTAAGTTATATGACTACTCAAATGATGATGCTCGCAAGGTAATTGAGAATAAGTTACCTGCTGAAAACTCTATTCGCATGCAATACCTGAAGATTGAAATGGGTGTTATGGATAGAGATGAAGATTTCAAAGAAGAGAATACTATTTGGGATAAATACATTGGCCAAGTAGCAAACAGAAAGGAAGCTGAGAAAGATGGCTATGCCTTTTTTGTTAAGGAACTAAAGATAGTACAGGAAGGAAGTATGGTATTATTAGGAAGTAATGATGCCACTCCTATTCTACATAAAGAAATTGAGCCGTTGAAAGACACTCAAACAACCGAGCCGACGCAAGTCACTCAAGAAAGTAAATTAAGTTATTTCCAAATTTTAACAAGATGAAAAAAACATTCAATGAATGGCTAACGACTGATAAGAACGTAGCCAAAGAAGCGTTTGCGGAAATGTCAGCAGACGAACAAGCGGGGTTATACAATGAGTATAACGCAATCAAAGAAAAAGCAATTGACGAAGCAATTAATGCTAAAGCATCAGCAGAAGAAGTTGAAGCATTAAAGCAAGAGTTGAATACAATCAAAGGAGAGCAATACGACACTTTGAAGTCAATTCTAAAGCAGCAAGGTATTGCATTAAAGAAGTTGCAAGATGGTCAAGCTTCAAGTATTTCTCACAAATCTGTTAAAGATGCTTTAATTGAGAATAAAGAAGTGCTTACTAAGATGGCACAAGGGGAACGCGGTTCTTTCGCTATCAAGGTTGCAGGCGATATGTCTATCGACAACAATGTAACTGGTCAAGTTCCACAAGCAGAAAGAATCCCAGGACTTAACACTATTGCATCAAGACAAATCAGATTACTTGATATTGTAAACAAAGGTGTTATTGGTTCTAACTTAGTAGAGTGGGTTTACCAAGCGAATAAAGATGGTTCTGCTGGATCAACTGCTGAAGGCGCTGCTAAGAATCAAATTGATTTTGATTTATTGGTTGGTTCTCAAAAGGTTGAGAAAGTTACTGCATACATCAAGGCTACTACTGAAATGTTGAATGACATTGAGTGGATGGAGCAAGAGATTCGTAACGAGTTGATGCGTGAGTTGATGAAAGCAGTTGAAGCTGGTATTTATGAGGGAGATGGTAACTCGCCTAATCTAAATGGTTATAGAACAGTATCTACTGCATTTACTGGTGGTTCTGCTGCTGGTACAGTTGATTCTGCTAACGAAGTAGATGTATTGGCTGCTGCGGTTCTTCAAATTGAGGAAGCTGACCAACCAATGCCTAACTACCACTTAGTACACCCTTCTACATTGTACGCTATTAAGTCTTTAAAAGTATCTACTTCTGATAGAAGATATGTAGAGTACAATAGCCGTATTCAGTTTGATGGAATGGGTAGAGTAACTTTAGATGGTATTCCAATCATCTCAACTACGTTAGTAACTGCTGGCGATTATTTAACTGGTCACTTCGAGTATGCTAAATTGCTTACTAAAGATGGTGGTGTTAATGTATCTATTGGTTTAGATTCTGATGACTTCACTAAGAACTTTAGAACAATCTTAGCAGAATGGAGAGGTGTTTCTTTCATTAAGAACAATGACCGTACAGCTTTTGTAGCAGGTGACTTCGCTACTGATAAAGCAGTTTTAGAAACTACTTGATAACTATTAGATGAATTTAGCCCTCGTAATAGCAGTTTGGAAACGCCACGATCTTGAGCGTATTGTCATTGATAACTTCAAAAGGCAATCGGCTAAGTATGGCTTTCAAATTATAATTGCTGGTAGCGAGGGCGATTCTTCAAAAGCATTAGCAGAGGGATGCCACTATTTAGAAGTACCAAACAAGCCAGTATCTAACAAGCACTTGAAGTTATCTGAAAAGGCAAAGGAGTTAGATGTTGACGGGGTTGTGCTAATGGGGAGTGATGACATTGTTAATGATGAATATTGGGATTTCATTTATAGCCTTAGTGCTGATGAAGAAAGCCTAATAGGATTAAAAGACTTTTATTTCTACGATGTAGAGAGCAAAGAACTTGCATATTGGGGTGGTTACAGAAATGGTAAACAAACCGCAGGAGCAGGTAGATTCTTTAGTAGAAAGGTTCTTGAACAAGTTGATTGGAAGTTATGGAGAAGAGGTTTAAACAAGGGTTTAGATAGTTCTACTAACAAGATTCTAAAGGCTAAAGAGATAGGGGAAAAGTCTTATACAATGGATGAAACTAATGCTTTTTTAGTAGATGTTAAACACACACATAGCATAACATCAAAAGCAATTATTGGTGCTTGCAATGTGGTAAATAGTGAAATAATGGCTAAGAAATTAGGAAACAAAGTAGTTGAAGAACTTGACAAATTAGAGCAGCCAAAGCCAAGAGCAAAGAGGGCGCCTAAGAAAGTTAAGATTGAAAAAGTTTCTCTTGACTATTCAAAGGAGTATGTATTTATCGCCAACAATGTAAGTAAGCATTTGAAAAGCGGAAAAGAGTATAACTTGGATGGACGTAAAGCAGAGATTCTAATAAACAAAGGCTACGGAAAACTAAAATAATGGGAAATCTAAAGGAAATAAAAACAACGGCAATCGGCTTAGTTCTATTCTTACTACCAGTATTGTATTTAGGTGCAAACTTTGATAGGTGGCATGAATATGGCGTTGCTGATGCTTCACTTCCTTTGATACTAATATTGTTGGGAATAGGCTTTATGCTTGCTCCTGATAGAATACTTAATTCAATTCTAAATAGGTTTAAGAATGGCTCTAACGATTAGCGATAGCGACTTTGTAGGAAAGTATGAGATAAGCACTAACCAATTCTCAAACCTTGATGCTTTTTTAACTGATGCTGATGAAGCTAAGTTAATTAAACAAGTGTTAGGGGTAACAGAAGGGCAGGCGTTTATTGACGACTTAGACGGCAACGGAGAACCGCAAACCGCTAAGTATGTAACCATATTTAACCCTATTGACTTTGATGTTTACGGTAGTCCTGAACATACGGATGGATTAAAGCAAATACTGATACAGTTGTTTTACTCTTACTATACAAGTGAACAAATGATTTTTAACATGACCGAGGGAAACTCTACTATTGCAGCAGAAGCAGCCCAAGCGAATGATACTAAACAGATTGTTGTTTACAATAGAGGAGTTGACAATATCAATAGTTTGCAATGCTACATTCAAATGAATAGGGATACCTATACAGATTATAACGGTAAGTGCTTTGAACCAATGACTTTAATATGATTCAGGTAGTAGATAAAGTAAGAGAGATAGTAAATTCTAAACCGTGGACTGTAAACGTTAAGAGCGTAACGGATCATGGCGATGGAACATTTACTATTTACACTTGCAATACTTCTTATTTGAACACAAGAATGAAAGTTGAAATTGATTCTGTTGAATATACGGTTGTTTCTTTTGTCTATAACGAAAGTGTGACATTAAGCGGAACACCAGTATTACCGATAGGATTAAACACCTTACCAACTCCATACTTCACACATGGTAAGTATTCGGCGGTTAATAAGGAACTTGGAAGAATAACCAACCACAATACATGGAATCCACTTATTTGGCTTTTAGAATTAACAACCCGTGATATTTCATCGGATTACGATTCAAAGTTTGATAGTGAAGGAAGTGTAATGTTGTTTTTTATGTCAACAAGTGACTGGAAGAACTACGATACAAGCGACCATTATACCGAAGTAATAAAGCCTATGAGTAATGTAGTAGATAACTTCATAGCATTATCAAAAAGGCATTTGGGGGTTAAGGATTTGGGGTATAGTTCAACTAACCACGCAAAGTTTACCACGGGAGGTAGTGGCGTTCAAGTTAGTGGGAATAAAGTATTACCTGATACACAAAGCGGAATAGAATTGAGTTTGAGTTTACCAATAATTAAAGAAAGCTGTAATTGTTAATTTAAAAAATAGAAAAAATGGCAGTATGTACTTGCACAAGCACACTTAGCAACATTGGGATAGGAGGTTGTGCGCCTACACAGGATGTTGCTTATTCGCTAATCTTCGTAAAGTTACGAGATGGAAGCGGTAATTTAAATAGAATTGATTTGTCAAGCATTCCTGACGCTTCGGGAATATCTGATTTAATCAATGAAGCAGACCCAACAAAAAGATGGTATCCAACACCTGAATTAAAGAATGTTGAGGACGTAAGAGCAGATTCAGAATTTGAGAACTTTAACGATGGAACAAAAGCAAAGATTAGGCTTGGTATTCGTTCTTTCAGCGGATTTGTAGTCTCTCAAGATTCAAGATTCTATGAAAAGGTGTTACCATTTCAATGTCAAAAAGAATTTGGTGCTTACGTTGTTGATGTTAATGGGGCGTTGCACGGTGATGCATCTGTTGATGGTTATTTAGCACCTGCACCAATTCAAGCGTCAAGCATGGATAATATCTATGTAAAAGCTACTGATACAACTGTATCTAAAGTGAACATTCGTTTTGATTGGAAAAACACATTTGGAGATGAGAATTTAGGAATGTTAGTTGCTTCTGATTTCGCTTCTGATGTTGATTTAACTTCACTAAATGGTTTGCTTTCAGTAACTGGAACTGCTTCTGCAATTACAACTACTGGATTTACAATGGCTATTACCGACTACTACGGAAGCGTATTAGGTACACCAGTAAAAGGATTAGTTGCTGCTGATTTCAGCTTATACAATGCAACTGATGCTGCAAGTGTTACCATTTCAACAGTAACCGAAAGCCCTGAAGGAACTTATGCGTTCACGTTTAGTGCAGAAGATTCGTCAGATGTATTGAATTTGAGCATTGTTGCAGATGGTTATGATGACGCAGCCCTTGAAGCCGTTGATATTACTGTACCATAATGCAATTTGGTAAGGTTTTTATAGCTAAAAGGTTATTCAAGTACAATCAAAAGAAGTCCTTTTTCAAAATACTTAAAGACGGCAAGTATAGAGGGAACTTTGAAGAAGCTTGGAAAGAATACCGAAAATGACAATAAAAGCCCTTATCAATGAGATAGGGGCTTTTTTTACACTCGATGGAAAGATTGTTTCAAATAATAAAGAATACAAAGGCACTAAGTAACGGAATGTTATTTCATGCAATCTTCACGCAAGAGGTGGTACAGAATTATATTGTGGAATTAAACACAGAAGGGCAATTAAAATTTGGTATTTTGTCAGATGGCGATATATTACCTAACTATTCTGAAGTTTCACAAGATTTATTTGGGAAAGAAGATATACCTATTCAGTTATTTGACACGGGGGCATTTTGGAAAAGCTTCGATGTTTTTAACGTAACAAATACAGAGTTCTTTATTGATGCCGATGATGAAAAGACTGATGAGAATGGAGATACAACTTACCTATTTGAAAGATATGGAGAGGATGTTGCGGGGTTAACGCCTAAAAGTATTGAACTACTAACCAAATTTGTAATACCTAAGATACAACAATATGTCATCGCCAAAATTTTACAGTAGTATAGAAGATTTGCCGGTATTTAATTATTGGAAGATACTTGAAACGGGCAGTTTAGATTGGTTGGTTTACGAAGGTGGTAATCCAAGTGAGGAGGAATTGGCTTATACCTGGAATAATATTCAGGTTGAGGTAATAGAAGTAATGCTAACACATAAAGACTATGTAAAGGCATTGGAGGGCAAAAGGCGAGAAGCATTAAGAAAGGCAAAGGCTTACATCAACAATGATACTGCTCAAAAGCACATGATAGAGTTGCAGGAAGCGGAGGAGAAATTGAAAGAAACGGGGCAGGCTGATTTGTATCAAGTTATCGACTACATAGAGAGGGATAGAGGATACACAATAAACGAAAAGACACTAAGCACTAAAAAGTATTTGATGTACTTAAAATCAATGAAAGACAATGGCTAAAAAGGTAACCAATAAGGACATATTTAGTGGGGATTTATTTAATGAAGCCATTGCTAAAGCTGAAAAGCTAAATGATATTTTAAAAGCTGAAATAGACTTAAATAAAGAACTATTAAAGCAGTCAAAAGAAAGGCTAAAGGTTCTTAAAATTGATGTTGATGGTGTTAAGGAATTAGAGAAAGCCGTATCTGATGTAAATAAGGTAGTCGAGAAAAACAAGAAGTTAGAGGAAGCATCAAGAAAAATAAGTGCTGAAACGACTAAAATAAGGCAAGAGAAAGCTAAGGCATTAACTGCAGAAGAAAAAGCATTAGAAAGGCTTGAAAAGGCTCAAAGTGATGAAGGTAAGAGAATAGCTGAAATAAATCTTCAAATACAAGAGCAGAACAAGCAAAATAAGGAGTTAGCAAAAGAAAAGTTAAAGCTAATAGATACCTATACTAAAGAAAGTAAGCGTTTGAATGCTTTGCGCAAGGAGTTGAAAAACGTCACTTTAGAACAAGGTAAAGGTAGTAAAGAGGCAAAGCGTCTGCGTAAGGAAGTTGAGCGATTAGATGCTGAATTGAAAGACGTAGATGCTTCTGCTGGTCAATTTCAAAGAAATGTAGGTAATTATCCTGAATCATTAGGCAAAGGAACAAAGGCTATTTTAGGAATGGCAGCTGCAGCCGCTGGTCTTTCTGTAAGTTTAGATAGTGTAAAAACTGCTTTAAACTCAACAGATGATGGTGCTGACGAATTAGCTGAAGCAGGCGGGTTTTTAGAAGGTGTTTTTACTTCTTTAAGACAAAAGGCAGGACAATTCACAAGTGGATTGATTGACCTTGTTAGAGGTGGGCAAGGCATAGCGGGTATAGGTCGTGCTTTTGATAAAATTGGCGGTTCTCTTGAAAATGTTGTTGATGATGCTTTAAAATCAGGAGATGCTTTTACTAAAGCGGCAGCAGATGCAAGGGAATTGGAAAAGGAGTTAGTTCTATTAGACCAAGCTGTACAAGATTTAACAAGTCAAATAAACATTCAGAACCAAATTGCAGGCGATAGCACAAAATCATTTGATGAAATTGCAGAAGCGGCTAAAAATGCCACAAGGTTAGAGGTTGAAAGGTCTTTAATATTAGTAGATGTTAAGCAGCGGGAATTAGATATTATAAACGCCAAAATAGCCGCTATTGGAGAAGAGGGAAATACATTAGCGTTACAACAAGAAGCAACACAAAAAAGCATTGAATTAAGCCAATTACAAAATGAATTAGAATTAGCAAGGTTAGAGAATAACAAGATCATTCAAGAAGTAGAACGTGATAGATTTGAAAGGCAGTTAGACTTTGCTATTGATGCTTTTGATGCTGAAAAAACAGTAAATGAAAGAATAATTGCAGACCAAAATAAGACTTTAAAGGAAAGGGGGGCTTTATTTTCTGAAACAGTAAGACTTGCAAACTCTTCTTACCAAAGCCAAATTGATTTAGTTGAAGATTACACAAAGCAGAAGATAAATTTTGATGAATTAGTAAATGAAAGTGATGAAAAGGTAATTCGCCAAAAGTTAGAATCGGTTGCTACTGATGATATTGTTTTAGGTAGAATTTTAGAAATAATAAGAGAAAGAAAATTAGCCTTACAAGACTTAGCAGAAGCAGAAAGAGATTTAATTGAAGAAAGTAAAGAAAATGCAGCAGAAAGGGTTGAGTTCATTAACCAATTAGAACAATCTGAAATAGAAGGAAGAATTGAAGGTTTAGAACGCGTAAGAGAAGCTTTAATTGCTAATGGGGAAGATACGCAACAGATAAATGAAGAAATATTTGAGTTAAGACGTAGGCAATTAATTGACCAAGCGGAGTTTGAGATTAGTTTAGAGGGTAAAACAGCAGAAGAAATTGAACTTATACGCCAAAACTTAGCAAATGAATTAGCAAGACTTGGAGATGAAGAGCAAGAAAGAGAGTTAGCGAGGTTAGAAGAATTAGAAAAAAAGAGGGAAGAAAGCATAGACAAAGCGATAGCTAATGTAAATAGGCTATTTGAGGTTTTAGAAATGCTATCTGAAAAGGAGATAGAAGATATAAATGATAAAATAAGTGCTAATGATAAGGCTTTAGAAGTTCAAGAGCGAAGAGCAGAGCAAGGTTTAGATAATGAATTAGCATTTAGACAACAAAGACGTGCTGAATTAGAGAGAGAGCAAGAAGAAGCGCAGAAAAAAGCAGAAAGAAGAGCAAAGATATTAGCCTACTTCAATTTAGTTGCGGAATATGCTAAGGAGAATCCAAACACAGCACCAGTAAAAGCATTTGCACAAGCAGCGATAGCAGAAGCCATTGCAGGGTCATTTATCGAAGGAACAAAAGACACAGTAGAGGGAGATTTAGGCGGTGGAGCGAAGTTTACTAATACTGGTGTAGATGATTACTTAGGGCAAACGAAAAGCGGTAAACTATTCAAATTTGATGGTGCCGAAAAGATATTTAACCCTGAACAATCTAGGTTAATAGGAAACTTAGATAACGATACAGTTGCACAATTAGCATTTAGACACCGACAAGGCAAAACAAACACCACAGTAGTGCCAGTATTCAATGATAATAACATTGTGGCTAAACTAAACGATGTAGAGAAGAAGTTGGAAAATATAGGCTTTCACGTTAGTTGGGATGAACAAGGCAGGGTAGTTGAAAAGACGGTACATAATGGAATGAAAAAGACGATTAAGCACTTAAATACTCGCCCAAGAATATGATTAACGAGCAACATAATATAGATGGCCAAGATGTATTCCCACCAGTAAATGCTGATGATATTACTATTGAGTTAAAGTTTGATGATGACCAACTAAATAGTGAGGGTCGAAGTGAAACAGTTAGCGTTACTGAATTTGATTGGAGGAAAGGCGAAGCGGCTATACTCAAAGCTATAAAAGATAGCGGTACAACGGGCGGTGCTGGTGTATTTAGAGGTATTCCTCACATTCTTACTATTTCAGATGGGGTTAACAACAAGGTGTTTAATCTTCAAATAAACCTTAAAACGGCAACTTTTGGCGATAACCAAGTATTGGCAGAAAGCAGACCAAAACAAGGGGGAGATTGGCTTAATGATGTTGCCGATGGAATAACATTTGAAAGGCTTTATGCAGAAGGTAAAATAACCAAATCGGATTTTGTGTTTATCCCTTATATCAAATCTGATATTCCTGATTATCGTGAAGCGTTCATGGTAACATTGGCATTTGCTTTGATTGCTATTGAGTTGAATAATGTAATAACGCAAGTAACTGCAAAGGGTACTGAATCTGCTTCATTCATTGATTCTTTAGGTGGTATTATCAATCTAATTGCGCTAATTGTTTACATCATATTGCTTATTGTAATACTGATAGACTTAATATTAGATATTGCTGATTTGATTATTCAGAAAGTGAAGTACATACCTGGAATGTATGTAAACGACTTAATGCGAATTGCATGCAATGAATTAGGGATAACTTATGAAAGCCCTTTATTATCTTCTAACGAGGGGCAAAGAATGGTAATCATTCCTGAAAGTCTTAACCCTGCAAGGAATATTGAGGACAATAGAATATTAGGTGCTTTTTCAAGCCAGGAAAGTGATGCAACAGGGTTTTATAGACAAACATTTGGTCAGTTATTACGCGATCTAAAAGAAACATTTGCGCTAAGAATACTACCAAGTGAGGGGAAAATAAAATTGTTACCTATTAATTACATTCCCGACACGGCTACATTTCAACTTCCTGATGTTGACCAACAAGACATCACAACCAATGCAAGTGAGTTGTTTAGCCAATTCAATTATACATTTCAGTATGATAACAATGAATTAAACACCATTCGCCCGTGGATAGGTAATAACGTAGATGTAACGATAACACACCCATCACTTCCAAAAGATGATACCAATTTATTCAAATTAGGTAAGTTGGTTAATAGTCCATTTGCAAGAGGAAAGATAAAAGAAGATTTAACGCAAATAGAAAAGTTAGTTGATTTCCTATTCGGAACAGTAGAAGCCTTATTTACAGGCGTAACAGTAGGAACTAACATAGTTGTAGATAGTGTAAACTTCATTATTAGAACTATAAACAAGACATTAAGCCCAATTTTTAGATTGTTAGGTTTAAAGGATGGTATTCCAACAGTTCCAAGAGTAAAAGCCTTAGATATAAGCGGTATAATCGACAACAGAATAGGAATGTTGTTGCTTGAAAAGGACACTATAAGCGTTCAAAAGCTGATACTTATTGACCAAGCGAGTAACGAAAAGAACACTAAAGTATCACAAGACAACCAAACCTTTATCAATGCTAAGTACATTTATGAGAATTTCTACAAGCAGACTAACCAACAATTTCATATTAAGGAGTTAACCAATATTGAAATGAATATGAGTGACGTTCTGAATGTTGCAAATGAAGGTGCGGTTAAGTTAGCAAGTGGAGAGGTTGTAAAAGTAGTATCTTGTAAATGGCAAAGAAGCACGCAATTAGCTACCTTTGTAATAGCAGAGCCAAGAGATTATATCAATAACTTAGTTGAACAAATAACTGAACCTGATGGACGATAAGGAAATACGAAATGCAGTAAAAGGTATTATGCAAGGCGTTGACTATTTGGGCGAGCGTTTGCAGTCAGAATTAAAGAAGGCAAATGAAATGGCTGGCAATGATGATTTAACTTCTGAAGAAAAGAAAAAGGTTGAAGAAACATTTGGCAATTCTCCATTTATGCAGCAAGTAAAATATGCTCAAAAAAAGAGAGATGAAGCAGCTGAACATATAAACAAGACTTTCGGGAAATGGCAATAATATTAACAAGGCAACCACAGTTTACAAGGGATAATATCAGCGGTAATGTTGATTATTTGAATGGATCTTTCTTTACCAAATATGTAGTAAACATTGAATTTAGGGTTGAAACATTTGTAAAGCCAACGCCTGACAATGTATTCACATTTGGAGATAATGCCTACCAAACAGATGACTTCATAAGCAATTCAATAGGTGGATTTGCTGAATTTAATGTTGGGGATGAAATAGAAATAGACGGTTGTACTGGTGTTACTGATGGTAATTACATAATAGTAGAAAAACCAAGCGATAACACAGTAAGGGTAACAGATGATTTAGGCGGCGCGGTAAACTTTGGCTTCAATGTACTTGTTGAGGATGGTATTATTAGGTCGTTAGTTGAGCCTTTAGCCATACGTTATGACTTTGGTTTAATTGAAAACGATGCACCATTCAACTTTAAGTCATTAGTTGATGGTCAAGAGCAGTATTACGATTACACACACCCCACTCAAATACCTACTTCATTCCAAGACATGACGCCAAATGGTAAGTTGTCATGGCAAGTAGGGTTAAGCGATGGAGCGCAAGTAAAGAGGGTAAGTAGTGATGCAACTACTGGAAATTATGTATTTCAAGTTGAGCACACCTTTTTTATTGTTCCTTTCTTCTTACCTAACCAACTATTAAAACTTAGAAAATCGACTCCTGAACCGCCTAACTATTACGATTTAGAGAAATGTTTAAAGCAAGTATTTAGATTAAGGAGTTTTGCCACGGCAAGTGAACCAAATGTATTTCAAGAATTAGAAGTAACAGATAAACTTGGCGATACTGGTTGGGCAGAAGAAATAAGAAACGGCAAGCAGCCCGAATATTCTTTAGCTTCTATTAGTTATGATACAAATAGCATAGGACAATTAATTGTTGGAGATGCTAATGATATTACAATTGAAATTGATGAATTAAATGGTGTTGCTGGTGCTTATGTTACTTTGAACTTTATAGCGCTTCCTGAACAAGATGAAGATTATAGGGATATTAACTTTTACATGTATCAAAACTATGTTTTTGATCGTGCTGAAATAACAGTAGGAGGTGCAACAGTACAGGGAGAAACACAAGGTACAGGATGGCAAGTTTTAACCGATTGTAGCGCAACAACTGCAGCAAATGTAACAACCATAAGCGCAACTATTGATTTTGGTGCTGATGCTATCACTAAGCTTGGAACGTTAAGCGATAAGCGTTATTTGATAGTTGCTGAAGTAATGGGTGCAACTCAAACTGCAGGAGATGATAATATGACGCCTGTAATTTGCGATGTTAACCAAACGGGAATAGAAATAGCAGATGCGACTATTGATGTAACAACTAATTTCTTGCCCCATAATGTTAATTCATATACAACGGGAGGAAGCCAAGACATTATTTTAAGCAGGGATGAAGTTGTTGGCGATACTATTTTAAAAGTAGATAAGACGTTATTTACATCATGCTTATTAGATGAAGTAACTATTCAGTTGATAGCAAAAGATGCTGATGAAGTAGCGGTATTATCTGAAAGGATAATAGACATAAGCGGCAACCAAGAAATAAACGGGGCAAGATTTGTTGACTTGTTAGAGCCGTTAGCGTACAATGTACTTCCAACAGAAATACGCAAGAATGTTCAAATGATAAGGCGTACTGATTTAGACGATAGCACTTATAATGTTTATCAAATTTCATTCCCTTTCATGTTTAGATGGGAATATTGGAAGCAGTTAGTGTTAGCGCAGTTGCCTACTGATTTCTTAGATACTTCACAAGACTTTAACGGGTATAACCATGAGTGGGATAGGCTTGGAGATTTCAGCGGATGGGGGATTTATTATAGGCTTGTAACCAAATTAACTTGTGACGGCAAGCAAGGTACAATAACCACAGATAAGGAAATTACACATTATACCTATGATGAAAATACTGATTGGACGTTAAAGGAAATTAAACTTTTTGATGATACTACTGAACTAACTTATTCAGGTCAATACTACATTAAAGATGGCATAAACACTAAAGTAGTTGCAACCTTTGAGAACGCTAATAGTATTGATTTTAGCGAATATTACATGGAGTTTATTCTCTCTCCAAAGGAAATAGGCGACCAATTCAGCATAACAACGTTTAGTAGTGTTTACGATAGAAGCAGTATTTCACAATTTACAAGTAATGATGATACTGGAAAGATATTAATTGAGCAAGTCGATGCTACCACAATTAAAGGAACTGCTTATATTGATGATACTAAGTTCAACAAGAATTATGGGGAATACACAATATCAGCAAGGGTAAAGAGCAAGATTACACCGATACCATTTGTAAGTACTTGGAATACTGAAAACCTAAGTACTGGTTCAAGCGCAACAAGCCAAGTAAAACTACCTTTGTTGAGTAGTGGAACTTATGACTTTGAGGTTGATTGGGGTGATGGTAATACCGATACGATTACTGTATGGAATCAAAGCGAGGTAACACATACTTATTCAAGCACGGGGGATTATACTATTACTATTTTAGGTCAATGTCATGGGTGGAATTTCCAAAATGCAGGAGATAGAAATAAGATAACTACTATAACTCAATGGGGTAATGGGTTGCGCTTTGGTAGTGCTACTGATGTGTTTGAGGATTGCGAATATTTAACTCATGTAATTGCAGAAGATTATCCTGATTTGTCGGATACAATTAGTTTAAAGTCTTACTTCCAGGGCTGCGATAGATTAGAGGTATTAATAGCTAATAATTGGCAAGTTGGACATATTATATCATTAAGGGAGTTCTTAGCGACTGATGCTGTTAGCGTATTAACAAGGCTTGAGTGGAAGGGTTGGGATACTTCAAGTGTTATTAATAGATTTAGAATGTTGTATAATGTATTAATACTCCCATCTGTGGACATTCGCGATCATGACTATTCAAAAACAAGTGATTTAGAGAGGGCTTTTTACAGAACACTACCAACTGGCGATTTAAAAGGTATAGCCGACATAAATATATCAAGCTTAACTAAAGCTGCTCAAATGTTAAATTTCACAACATTAGATACTTCAACATTCAGCAATTTGTATTTTAAATGGTCAAGCCAAGCGCCAAATATTCAAAGTAATGTACCTTTTGATGGCGGTGGAAGTAAGTACTTTGCTGATGAAGTAGATAGCGGTACTGCAAGTGGTACAAATCCAAATGAGTTGATTGATGGCAGTAAAGACTTTACAAATACTGTAACTATTGGAGATGTAGTATTTAATGATACTAACAACACTTATGCAAGAGTAACGAATGTAACCGCTACTGTTTTAACCTTAGATATTGATATAATGACAAGTGGCGAAGATTACTCTATACAGTCAAGTAACGCGGCTAAAGGAAAGGCTAAATTGATAATTGATTACAGTTGGACAATAGATGACGGAGGTTATGAATAGTTTTGGATTAAAAGCAGAAGAGCAGATATTGTACTACATCGTTTTTAAAAAAGATGGTGTAATACATAGGGGAACTTTAAACATTGGTAAGGTACATTCATGCACTTACGAATCTTCGCAGCCGCCTCCTGAAGTGTTTACAGATGAGCAAGAGTATTTGGATAGGCTAACCGAATTAAATATTGAACTATGAGTTGGGGCGAGGTAACTAAAATAGATGTGTTATTCATTAAGGACTTCTTAGGAAATCCTACACCACCTGATTTGGGGGGTAATAACTTCAATGTATGTTGTTCTACTATTTGCGCTTTGGCAGATACAAGCGATTCAGACCCATTGAAGAATGATTACTATGCTTTTGCCGAGTTCTTTCCAGTAACTTTTAATGTAGTAATGACATTACAGAAGTTGGTAAGTGGAACGTGGACAGACCAAGCAACTTTGGTAGATGATACTTACGGCACATTGCACGATTTTAACCCAAGAAACAACGTTAAATGCCACGCTTATACAATAGAATGGAGAGAGGTGTTAGATGCTTTTGATAGTGGTAAGTATAGAGTGAACTTTGACTATGGTGCAGCAGCTATAAATAGCTTTGAATTTTGCTTAGATTACTATTCTACTGATTTAGCCGATGGAACAGTTAGAGCAACTTATACAAGAAATTCGGTAATTGGTTCTGTATTGCAGAACGTAACGAGGGATTTTGTAGGTACTAATTTGGCAAGTCAATTTAGGTTTTGCGATGCCATATTTGGAGGAAGAAAATCTACTATTGAAACAGAAAGCCATAGGTTGAATGGAGGTAAGGAAAGAACGTATTTAAAGCGATTTAAAGAGGAATACTCTTTAACAGTTAGGAACTTACATTATCAATTCCATCCTATATTGTTGTATGATATAATGCAAGCAGATGACATTAGTTTTACTGACTACAATAGCATAAATACAACAGGTACTTATGTAGATGTAGAAGTTGAGGTAAATGGAAACTTTGAGCCAAATTATAGAAGCGGAAACAATGAAAGCAGTATAGAGATTGCCTTTGTAGATAAGTGGGACAACAGACGTAAAATGTATAGTTAATGAGAAATATAAGTAAACATATTACATACAAAGAAGCTACTAAAAGCCGAACTGCTGAAGCAAAAGGGATAAGTAATGAGCCAAGTTCAGAAGAATTGAAAGCTATGGAGAACATTGCTGAAAATATATTTGAGCCATTAAGAGCAGCGTTAGGCGGTAATCCTTTAGCAATAACATCTTTTTATAGAGGAAAGGAATTAAACAAAGTAATAGGTGGTAGTAGCAGAAGCCAACATTGTAAAGGCGAAGCTATGGATATTGATGCTGATGTTTACAATAAGGTAACTAACAAACAAGTGTTTGAATACATACGTGCTAATTTAGAATTTGACCAACTTATTTGGGAGTTTGGTAATGATTCAAACCCAAGTTGGGTTCATGTTTCTTTGAAGAATAAAAACAATAGAGGCATGGTATTACGTGCCGCAAGAACTAACGGTAAAACAAATTACACTTTGATTTAATGGCATTTCCTTATCTATACACGGGTGGCGATAATATCCAAGTTGATATTATAAAGACTGATGGCAATATTCAAGTAGAGAATTTAGCCGTTATGTTTGATCCTTCAGATGGAGTAGTAAAAGCATGGGACACTACTGATACCGATAATATTCAATACTTCTTAGGTGTTGTATGGGGTTATACCAATAGTCAAATAAACATTGCTACTGGTGGTAGTATTCCAACATCATTATCAGATGGTACGTACTACGCAAATGGCAGCGGTGTATTAAGCACAACATTAGGAGGTAGTAGTTTTGATCATAAGGTTTGCGAAGTAGTAAATGGGCAAATGTATGTTGTGCCAACGGGTGGCGTGTATAGTAGCAGTTCAACTGTTAATTGGGGAGATATTGGAGGTACTTTATCCGACCAATCAGATTTACAAAGTGCTTTAGATTCTAAGTTAGAGAGTGGGGACAACGTAAGCGAGTTAGTAAACGATGCTGGATATATTACTTCTGCATCTATTCCAACCAACACAAGCGATTTAATTAACGATGGAGCAGATAATACCTCAACATACGTAGAACACGATGAGATTGGAGCAGTAGCCACATCTAATGATTATAACGACCTTGATAATTTACCTACTTTAGATTTTTTAGAGAGTGGCGATAATGTATCTGAATTAGTTAATGATGCTGGATATTTGACATCAGTTGATTCAGACGATGTTTCCGTAGACGATACTGATTTTGTAGTAGTTAATTCACCTACTGATTTACAAGACTATTTAAACCAAGCAGATGCAGCCTTAACGGTTGCAATGAATACGGGAGTTAAATTCGGTGGTATACCTTCGGTTGATGGTGGGATTGGTGTTGGTAATACAGTAAGCGTAACAGCAGGAGAAGGTAGTATTTTAGATATTACCGATGCTGAAAACCCAACTTACACAACTATTACTTGGGGTGCGCAAAGCACAATAGCATTAGACAATACTTCTCCAAATATTACTTATTGGTATTTCGATGATAATAGCGGGGTAATTAAGCAAACAACTACGCGCCCAACATTTCCTGAGCGTAAAGGAGCTGTATATTTATTTAGAACTGTTTACAATGCAGGTGTTATAAGTGCATTAGGTTCTGAGATTACTCAACTACAACATACTGCTACGGCAATTTCTGCAATATCTGAGGTACTTGGACCAGTAAATCTATTCGGTAATGAGCCGACAAATAGTAGCACTAATTTAAAGTTAAAGATTACAAGTGGTAAAGTGTACGATTATGGTGCTAATTACTTCAATTCTTACATAGACCCACACGCAGTATCATTTGCAACATTCGACACGGGTGTTTCTGATACGTTTAGATACGCTATTCAAAGTGGTACTATTGCAGTAGATGAAACTGATATAGATGTAGGTAATTACAATAATAGCGGTGTTGTAACAGCAATACCTGGTAGTTCAATGAGAGTAGGTATTCACTTTGTTTTCAGATTTAGTGATACGGGGAATATAAGGCTTGGATATGGAGACGATTGGTATCAAAATACAACAGATGCGTTAGAAGCAATATCAAGTTTAGATCCGAGAGATACTGTTCCTGATGCATTTTCACAAGCGCAATTGTTAGGTGCTATTATAGTAAGGAAAAGCGAAACAGATTTAAGCAATGCTACTTTTATAACAGCTAATAAATTTGGTGAACTTGGGAGTGGTTCAATATCAAGTAGCGGCGGAGGTTCTTATTTAGAAATAGCAAATAACCTATCAGATTTAGCAAGCGCATCAACAGCACGTACTAATTTAGATGTTTATAGCACGGGTGAAGTAGATGCTTTATTAGTACCTAAATTAGAAACGGTTGCAACAGATGCAACGATAACGGGCGATGGTACAAGTGGAAGTCCGTTGAGTGTAGTAGCATCTGACAATAGTCCTATTGGGAGTGTTGTTGGATACAGATTTAGTTCTATTCCTGCTGGTTATTTATTACTTGATGGCTCTACTTATAATGTAGATGACTATCCCACTTTAGGTGCTTTGTATGGTGGTATTGGTGGCGGCACTTTCGATGTTGATGATTGGAGTGATTTGCCGTTGTGGGGTACAGGCGTAAATAGCGAGGGTGATATTGTTGGAAGTGATACAGTAGATTTAAGCCATACACACAGCACAACGGGTACAGCTGCAAGTAACGGAGCGCATACGCACACAACAACCGGCACGACAAATACAACTGGTTCGCATACTCACGATGGAACAACGGGTAACGATAGTTCAGGAAGTTCAAAGTTTATATTGAGTATATTGGGTTCTGCTGCATCAGATAGCCCGCATACGCACGATTTCACAACTGATAGTGATGGAGATCATAGCCATACAACAAGCGGCACGGCTGCAAGCAATGGCGCACATACACATACAACAAGCGGCACAACAGATAGCAAACTAAGCGCAACAACAGATAAAAAGCCACGTAGAGCGCACGTTAACTGGATAATAAAAGCACTATGATAGTTCAATTGATATTAGTAAGAGATAGCGACAACAAGACTTTAGAAAGCCCAAAATGGGAAATAAACGATAGTAATGAGGCGCAATCTAAGCAAGAGATAGAATTATATTTGTCGAATAACCCAAGTCACTATATTATATTTGGTCAGAAATGGGTTGATAATTCGTAACTTTGTATAAATTAGGGAAATATGGATTATAGCTCAACTATACAACTTGTTTTTGCCGCTCTTGTTAGTGGCTCGGTAGCTTGGATATTCAAGCGCGAACAAAAAATGAACGACGATATTAACTCTTTAAGGGAAAAGGTTGTATCAATAGAGAAAGACACCGACAAGAATAGGGAGTTGTTGGAGCAGAAAATTGGGCATATAGAACAAAGTATCATTAGAATGGAAGCATTGCTTAACCAAATTCTAAATAGGTGAGCAAAAAACAATATCGAAAGCGCAATAGCAGAATGTATGTTACCGATGAAGAGAAAGGAATCTTCATGGGAATACAAAAGGCATGTGATAACAACAACGTAAATGTATCAGATGTTAAGCATGGTTGGCTAAAAGATAAGAAGTCAAGTATATTTTTTAAGAATCCATTATTCAAAGAAGGTAGTTCAAAGACTTACGACCAGTTAAGGGATGAACTTTGGAAAGAAGCCACCAAGTATGCGCCACAATATCCAACCATAAAAAGAAAGATATATTCTGATTCTCATTTATTAGTAGTTGACCCTGCAGATATTCACATAGGTAAATTAGCCACTGCTATTGAAACAGGAGATGCTTACGATAGTAACATAGCAGTTCAAAGAGTAAAAGAGGGAGTTTTAGGAATACTTCAAAAGGTACAAACCTTCAATATTGATAAGATAGTTTTTATAGGTGGTAATGATATACTTCACATAGATACTCCTAAAAGAACAACAACCAGTGGAACACCACAAGATACTGACGGCATGTGGTACGATAATTACTTAACCGCTAAAAAGCTATACATCGAAGTATTAGAAATGCTTATAGGTGTTGCAGATGTTCATTTTGTATTTTGCCCAAGCAATCACGATTACATGAGTGGATTCTTCTTGGCTGATAGCATTAATGCATGGTTTAGAAACTGCGACAACATTACATTTGATGTATCAATAGCACATAGAAAGTATTTAACCTACGGAAACAATTTAATAAGCGCAACGCATGGAGATGGTGCAAAGATGCAAGATTTACCCCTTTTAATGGCTAATGAAAGCAAAGACTGGAGCAGTTGCAAGCACAAGTACATTTACACGCATCATATTCATCATAAAGTTTCTAAAGACTTTGGTTATGTTACAGTCGAGAGTTTGCGAAGTCCAAGCGGAACGGATAGTTGGCACAAAAAAGCTGGGTACATATCTTTGAAAGCAATCGAAGGATTTTTGCACCATAAAGATCATGGGCAAATTGCCCGAATAACGCACTTATTTTGAGAGATAGTATTTACATTTTCGTTATCTTAATGTTGTCGGTTGTTTTACTTCACTATTGTAATAGAAAGCCAATAGAAGAAGATAATGTACTGCAAGAGGTACAAGATAGCTTAGACTATTACAAGGCTAAAAGCGATAGTTTAGAAGCATTAGAGCCTGAAATAATAATCATAAGAGAAAAAGCCAAAGCAAATGAAACCAGTATTGATTCTTTCCGTGCTATTTATGGCAGCTTTACCGACATATACTATCAGATCACAAACGATAGTATTAGATAGTGCTTACTTTGTGGGCATTGTTAAAATGGGAGTTGCTTTGGAGCAGCAAATAGAATATAAAGACCAGTTACTAAGGCATTGTGAAACATCGCGGTTAATCGAAAAGAATAGAGTTCAACTACTCATGCGAAAGCAAGATATTGTAATTGATAACCACGATAAAGAAGTTAAAGAACTGAAAAAGCAAAAGCAAAAATCATTTATTGGTGGATTATTAGTTGGTTTTCCAGTGGCTTTGTTATTGATATTACTACTTTAATATTACCTTTGAAGCATCTTCATTTTTGTAGATGTTCTGTTAGTTGTGAATTAGGGGGTGTTGCCATGAGCGCCCCCTTTTTTTGTGCTAAATTTTAAAATTTTATTGCGTTTATTTTGTTATTTGAAAATAAGTAGTAATTTAGCAGAGCAAACTAACAATTTAAAACATGGAAGATTTAAGCAATTTTGAATTTGCTCTTTACTTTTTCGGCTCAATTTTTATTGCGGGTTCGTTAGCGTCAGGAGTATTTTTTACAATTATGAAATGGATTTCAGAAAAAAACAAAAACGACTATTATGAATAGACTATACATTGAAGAGTGTTTAAAATGGTATAGGGCGGTAACAGGCCAAAAGATGTTGAAGCAAGAATTAGCCAAGATAGTATTTGAAGATAGTAACTTGGCAATGCAGACAAAGCAAAGCATGATAAGTAACTGGAATACTGGTGCTAACTTTTCAGGATTCAAATTGAAATACCTAAGAAGATTAAAAGAGGTATTAGGAGTGAGTTACGATATGTTATTAGAAGGAAAAGTATAAAGATATGACAACAGAAGAATTTACAAAAGCGGTAGATAAATTCACACTACCATTATCGCCAAGCGAAATAGTTTGGAAGATACAGAGCAACAATAAAAACACAACAGTAGTTCCATACATAGACAACAGGGCAGTAATGCAAAGGTTAGACGATTGTTTTGGATCGCACAACTGGAAGAATGAGTTTGACAGATGGGGTAATTCTAAGGGCGTTAAATGTGGTATTTCAATCAACATAGAAGGTAATTGGATAACGAAGTTTGACGGAGCAGATGAAAGCCATATTGAGCCAACAAAGGGAGGTTTTAGCGATAGTATGAAAAGGGCATCAACTCAATGGGGTTTAGGAAGGGATTTATACGACTACCCTAGAGTAATGTTTAAAGGAAAGGTTGAGCATTTAAAGGAAGAACACCTTAACAAGTTGGGAATGATTGCAAATGGAATATTTGGAAAGCAAGAAAATAGAGAGTTTATCTTTATTGACTTGGAACAACAACAACCGGCAAAGCCACAACAAAAGCCAGTGTTAAAAGAGGGTACAAAAGACTGGGATAATGTGGTTAAATACCTAAAGACACCTGACTCCGAAATGGCAAAGGTTGAGGGGAAATTTACAATACCAAACGAATTAAAAATCAAGTTGCTTGATGCAGCTATTTAATAAACAAACAACTAAAAAAAACACAAATGAAAGAACTAACAACACAAGAAAACTCATTTATAGCGCATATTACAAATGAGTTAAGAGTGGGTAACTTAAACCCAGCAGAAGTAACAATAATGGCTAATATCTTCTTTAAACAGATTAAAGAGTTGCAAGATGAAGCTAAAGATTTACTTCTTGAACAAATGGAGAAAGACGGCAATGCTCCTATCAAACTAAATGGCTATGAAATTACCCGTGTAAATGGTCGTAAAACGTACAAATTCGACCATATCCAGGACTACAAAGAAGCTAAGAAAGGGCTAAAGGAAATGGAAGAGAAGTACAAGCAAGCAGCCGACATGACCACAAAAGGACTAATGGCAGTTGCTGAAGGTGGCGAAATAGTAGAAGCCGCTAAAATAGAATTTGCAAAGGATACAGTAAGAATCACTAAATCTAAAAAGTAATGGGAATCACATTTATGATGCAGGCCAGAATGAAGCGCCTAAGAAGAATAACACACAGAATTGAAGTGTTGCAAAAAGAAAATGAGCAGTTAACCAAAGAACTAACTAAGGCAATTAAAGAGCCATTTGAAGTATTCAACAAGATAGCAAACAAGATTGCTAATAATAGTGCAGACATTTCATCTTTGAAGTATAGGCAGAAGAATCTAAGGCGCGGACTTCCTGAAAATGGAAAGACAATAGGTAATCATTTAGACGGTTTTCCAATGGTATTATGATGTAATAGAAATATCTTTGTAATGATTTCATACGATTAGGGGACGCGATTAATTTTGCTCCCCTTTTTGATTTTATATAACATTTATTTCTATATTTGTTAAATGAAATCGAACGTTATAGTAAGTAGCACAGATAGGGAGTTATTTGGTGTTACAATTCGGCAGGAGTCAAAGACTCAATTTCTAAATCTTTCTGATTTGCAAGATGCATACGATTCAGTAAAGCATCAAAAGGGATGGGCAAAAGATAGAACTGTAATAAAGACTTTGATGTCAAAGGATAATCATGAGAGGATTTATTATTTACTTGAAAAACAAGGTTTTATAAAAGGCGATATTCTACCTTTTATAGAAGAGATGAAAAACCCAACTAAACACCTAAAGAAAATAAAGGCGTATAAAACAACTGGTGCAAGGCATACTAAAACAACATGGTGTAATCCTTACCTATGGGTTCTGATAGCAATGGAAATGAACCCTGAATTGTACGCAAGTGTTGTAATGTGGTTGGGTGATAAATTAATTTTGAATCGCATAGAAGCTGGCAACCTTTACAGGGGTTTTTCTGAAGCCATATCAAAGTTTAATCCTGACTATCGAGAAACTGCGAAAGCCCTTAATTACATAGTATTTGATAAGCATAAAAACGGAATCAGAAACGAAGCAACACAAGAACAATTATCTGACCTTATAGATGTTCAGAAACAATTAGCATTTGCAGTAAATATGGGTTACATAAATACCTATAAAGAGTTAATGGAATCAATGCGTAAAATGTGGAACAATAATCATAACAAAGGAGGTGTATATGTGCGTTAAATACAATTTTAAATGCTCAAAATGCAGCTACAAAGAGGTGTTGACGGATAAAGACCATGAAATAAAATGGACTGAAAATAATACCTTTTACTTCAAGTGTTATAGATGCAGCAAACCATATTCATTTACTGTAAATAGCAGTAAAGAATTATCTATAAAGGAGGTGCTTAATGGATAATCTACAATGGTTCAAATTCTCTTTTTCTCATTGGCGAATGGGGAAAATACAAAGATGCCCTGAAGTTACTCAAGCAAGGTTTATCAATCTTTGTTGTCTATACTGGTCAAAAGAATGTGTTTTGTCATATGAAGATGCAGAGATTGAGATTGACGAAGAACATTTGAATATTCTCATTAAGAAGAAAGTAATAACAAACACAGATAATCATATTAACATATCTTTCTTAGACGAGCAATTTAAAGAAATTGAATCTGTAAAGGATGAAAGGAGTAAGTCAGGTGTAATAGGCAATCTAAAACGTTGGCATCCAAAGGTATTCAAGAGGTATAGCAATAAAGAAATAAGCTTAGATGAAGCCTTAAATATTATCACTACCCTATCGCTACCCGATGGCAGTACGATTGCTAACCCATCGCAAAACATCGCAGATAAGAGAAGAGAAGAGAAGATAAGAAAAGATAAGAATAGAGTAAATAATATTGAAGCTCGTAAAGCGGATTTTAAAAAATCCTTATTCCCATATTTAGAAAGACTAGGAAAGGAAGAATTAAAAAGTTTTTACGAATATTGGACTGAACACGGAGAGCGTGACAGAAAAATGAGATTTGAAAAAGAAAAGTCATTCTCAATAGAAAGAAGAATTACAACATGGGAAAAAAACTCAAATAGATTTAACAAAAAAGAAGATTCAGAAAAACAAAACAACTTAACAGCATTACAAAAACTACAAAAGCAAAGGGGGTTATTATGAAATCAGAAGAAATCAACTGGAACAGCATCAAGACAATTAGTGAAGAAATAAAAGGAGAATCAACACCTTATGTTGGAAGGCATCAGTATAACGATATAATGCGAAAGCCAGAAAGCGAATGGACGCCACGAGAGAAACAAAAAGTTGCGGTATATCTATCACAACAAGAAGTATCAGAAGAAGCAAAAAAAAGGCGTCAAAAGTATGCTGAAGAAGTAAGCCGAAAGCCTGAAAAGAAATACATTGAGCATACATACAGGTCAGCATTAAACCTATTTAAGCACAATTTTTTAGAGGTAAACGGCAAAGAATTAGTATTAGATGATTTAAGCAACACTCTTATCCATACTATTATTTACTACATGATTGGAAACAAAAAGAGATTCATGGCCAGTCCTTTATTATCTAAAGTAACAGATCCACACATGACCAAAGGTCTTTTAATTATTGGAGATTATGGAGTAGGTAAATCCAGCATAATGAAAGCCATGCAAAAGACAATGTTATGCACAAAGAACCACTTTGCTTTTAGGGCTGCTAATGATATTGTAGGAGAGTTTGAGGGTATTGAGGGAGCAGATAGAAAAGATGTTTTTTGGAAAACTTACACCAGCGGCACAAAGTTATTTGATGACTTAACAACCGAGAGGGTGGCAAACAACTATGGAAAGGTAGAAGTATTCAAAGACATTTTAGAAATGCGATATAATAATGGGGAAAAAACTCATGTTGTTATGAATTTCAATGGTGATAGTGTTGATTCTACTATGTCACATTTAGGTAATAGGTATGGAACAAGAGTTTACGATAGACTTTTTGAGATGTTTAATGTTATTGAAGTAAAAGGACAAAGCAAAAGAAGATGAAAAAGCTATTTATTAAGCCAATAGGCAAGCCAAGAATGACCCAACGGGATAAGTGGCTAAAACCGCCACGTAAATGCGTTGCAGATTATTGGAACTACAAAGACAAAGTTCAAGAGTTCATCAAAGAGCATAACCTTAATTTCTCAAAAGGTATTTTGGGAATATACTTTGTAATAGAAATGCCAAAATCATGGAGCGATAAGAAGAAAGCAAGAATGGTAAATACTCCACATCAACAACGCCCTGACCTTGACAACATGATAAAAGCATTTAAAGATGCAGCGTTAAAAGAAGATAGCCACATTTGGAAATACTCACCAGCACCATTTAAAGTATGGGGTTACAGAAATGAAATAGTAATACTATGAATTTAACAGAAAGAGAAATAAGCCTGATAACAAGATCATTAAGAGTAGCAGAAAGGCAAATGACTATCAACATGGAGAACTTCAAAGAGAATAAAAATCTTATTGAAATACTCCAAAAAGACAAAGAAGAAGTAAAAGAACTTGCATTGAAATTGAGTAAGACAAAAAAATAATTGCAGTTTATTTTGTTATATTGAAATTATGTGTAATTTAGCATCATAATTAAACGTAACGACATGAGCATTTTCAAAGATTATTCAGAGCCAACTTGCATAGTTTTAAATCCAACTTCTAATGTAGAATTAGAAATAGATTTGAATGATAAAGAGGTTGTAGTTAATTTCCATAACAAAGATTTGATTCTTGTTTATGACTTCTCTATTAAAGATGAATACCAGGAAATAATTGAAATTTCTTTAAAAGAGGTAATAAACGAATCTGCTACAATTTATCCATTCTGCTTATTAACTAGGTTTACTAAAATCTACGAAACACAAATAACAACTAACATTCAAAAATATTTGTAATGAACATAGAACAACTAATAAATCTACATGCGTTAAAGTCAGATATTTTAAACGAAATAAAGTATCTGCTTAATGAAAAAAATAATCTTGAAGCAACTCTAAACAGATCAACTGGGAAGATAGAATCAGTAAAAGTTAGATGTGAAAAGCGAATAGAGGAAATAAAAGAAGAGGTTTCAAAACTTTACAAAGAATATCAGGCATGAAAAATTCAAGAATAATAACGCTATTTGCTTTAGCTGTTGCGTCAATTTACACTATCAACTACATATTTTGGAATATCCTTTATTGGATGATTACTTTTTAATAAAATAACGCTTAGTGTATGATTAAGCGAAGCGACCCGAAGGGTTAATTATAAACATTGTTATTAATAGTAAAATTATGATTGAAAATATAGAAAATACAATAGAAGATTTAGTGTCTGACTTTCTTTATTATGACAGAAAAGAAGACGAAGATTTGCCAAGAGGTGCAATACAAAAAGCAGTAAAAGATGGTTTAATAACCAAAGAACAAATAATAAAGAAATTTGCAGAAAGTTTGAATGAAGGACTAAGTGAATAATTTTATTATTTATAACGGACGAGTGTATGATACGTTGCGTTTAGATACGCTAAAACTTTGAATAAAACAGAAACGAAATAAATATTAACAGACCTTTGAAATAGCAGTAAACAGCAATGGATTATACACATTGTTACCCACTGTAAATAAATAAGGCAAATAAGCACAGACCTATGAAATATATGGGAAGCAAAAATAGATTTGCGAAAGAATTACTACCAATTATATTAAAAGACCGAAAGCCTGAACAATGGTATGTTGAGCCATTTGCTGGTGGAATGAACTTAATTGATAAAGTAGAGGGAAACCGAATAGCAAACGACAATAACAAGTACTTAATAGCCTTATGTAAAGGACTGCAAACTAATAAAAGCAGACCAACCGAAATAAGCAAAGAATTTTATAGCGATGTAAGAGATTGTTTTAATGGCAAAAACTCTAAATACGATGACTTTACGATAGGTTGGGTTGGTTTTATGGGTAGTGCAAACGGACGTTTCTTTGAGGGTGGTTATAGCGGAAAATCAAATACCAAAATTGGCACAGTAAGAGATTATATTGCAGAGAGTATTCGCAATATACAAAAGCAAATACCAAACTTAAAAGACGTTGACTTTAGATGTGGTGATTATAGACAATTAGAAATACCTAAAAACAGCATTGTATATTGTGATATACCTTATGAGGGAACTAAACAATACTCGACAAGCAAAGGTTTTAATCATAGCCAATTTTGGGATTGGGTAAGAAGTACTACACTTAAAGGAAACCAAGTCTTTGTAAGTGAGTACAAAGCACCCGAAGATTTCGTTTGCGTATGGGAAAAGGAAGCAAAAAGTAGTTTGAAAGCAAATGGCGTTATAAAAGGCAATAAGTTAAGCACCGAACGCTTATTTATTTATTGTGGGTAAC